GGAGGTCGGTTCAATTGGACCTGTCTAAGTTTCTCTAATGTTGCCGCATTTGGAGGGCCACCGTCTCCTCCTAATGTTAGATTATAACCAAAGTCCTTTACCGATGATTTCATCTCTGCGATTATGGATGTTTCCCACCTCCCGGCATCATATTGAGACCAGCACTTCATAAGAGTCGTAACCGTGATGTTTTCAAACCCATATTTGCGAATTGCGGCTTCTATCGCAAGACATTTCCCCTTGGCTTTTCTTGAGTTTTTGATATGTTGTTGGAATCTCTTGTATGCCGTATGACGAGTATATCCTACGTATACTTTATCAATCGGCGTTCTCAGTTCGTATACTTCAAAAGAATAAAATCCACTTTCGTTGTCTGGACCGTTACTGGCATATCCCATTTATGTAAATTTACACTGTCACAGATGCATTTTATAATCAATCTTGTCGATATGAAGACTTCACCGTATCGACAAACTTGTTTTTTTACATACACTAAAATTATTAACCGAACAGTTCCTTGGCATAAAGGTTAGGTTCAATGGAGGATTGCATAAATGGTCCCACATCCGCCTTAGGTATAAATGGATTTGCGCGGAGGTCGTAGTTAGCATTCTTGAGAGAAGAGCCCTGGGTGTTCACACCGACCCACTGAGTGGCGGTCAGGAAGTTCTGTGCCTGCAGGTTCTTGGGAGCAAATTGTGCGAAATCAGCGGCCTCGGGGGTGATCTTGGGCAGCAGCTGAGAAGAGGGGGTCAGCAGGGGCATGACGGGCTTCATTACCTTGGGGAGGGAGTCCTCTGCGTCCATGGTGTCGTCATAAGGCTCGTCCTCGGCGTCCTCGATGTCATCGTCCTCCTGGACGTACTCGTCATCATCCTCCATGTCCTCGTCCTCTGCGTCTGTATCCTCGGGATAGTACATGTCATCATCCTCTGCGTCGTATTCCTCACCCTCGGCGGAGTTCATGTATTTCTCCAGAGCCTTGTAAGGCATGGGAGGAGAGATTTTCTTCTCGCTCATGTTTTTCCACAGCATGAACCCCACGAACACAATTGCGAGCAGGGCCAAAATCTTAGCCATGTTAGACATATCCATCGTATTGTATTACTATGATAATATATTATATTTTTTTTTATTCAGAAAAAATTCTACGCGAAATCTTCCACATAATTATTTTTTTTCCTTTCGCGAGTGGACTTGATCGAACATTTGGGAAGTTTGACGAGTTGCGTCTGGACGAGAGACATTACCGAACCAAATTCGACAGACCCGAACCACACTCCGGAAATTTTCAAAATGCATCTGACCTCCGCCGGGGTGCAAAAGGTGCTATCGATGAAATCTCCCGCGGTGTCAAATGCTGCGAAGTCGTCCGAAATCTTAACTTTCTGTGTATCTGATTCCAGGAACGACTTGAACCCACCATCGAGTGCATCATCGTCGATGCCATTTTTGAACCACTTGTCCTTGTTCTCCTTCGTGAGTCTGAGCATGTTCTCCTCGTGATTCTTTACAAACTTGGCAAACCCGCCGGACACTCTGACAATCGTGGAGTCTCCCGAGATGGGTTTCATCAGTTTCACTACGGGTGTCTGGATCAAAACTGGCTTCCTCAGAGGAGCAAAGTATACACCGTTTTCCTTACGCAATTCGCCAAACTCGTACTCCATCTGAGCATCTTTATAGTATACTATGTCGTCCTCTACTTCTTCTGCTATAGTTGCGACTTTTTCGGGCGTGGCGAAATCCGCGTCTGCCTCGCTCACGATATCACCGTTATCCTCAACATGAACCTCGACACTATCGTTGCTCTCTTCGATCTCAATGTCATCTATCAAAGTACTCTCCTCAATGTCATTGTCACTATCTTCCTCGACAACGACGACTTCTTCTTTAACTACGACGTTCCCGGGAGTATCGCTGAGTATAATGACATCATCCTCCTCGACTACGGCGTCTTCTTCAACGTTAACTACAATGACCTTTTCAGTTTCTTCTATCGAAACGAGGTCATCGTTCTTGTTTTCGTTCCAGTGTTCAATGTTATCTCTTCTCAGTATCGCATCTACTGTTTGACCAAAGCGCTTGCTGAGAGGACCGGGGCTTTGAGCTATAGTCGCCATTACAATCACGGCGTAATTTTTTTTCATCAATTTTACACACTAAAATAATCTTTGATTTAGATATATGTCTTCTAAGTCTTCTAAGCGAATGTCCGTGACCAGGCCGGTAAAAGGAGGATTGTTTCCGTTGAAACCTCGCAGACGTTTTGCGAAGTCTCCTGCATACCAGTCTCCTGCGAAGACGACTGACCGGGAAGAAATCCCACAGCCTAAAGATTATCGTTTTGCCATCGGCGAGACGGTGATAATTTATTTTGACGATCGTGCTAAGCGTATCATAGGGGTCCTCCCATGGAAGAACTCGAAGTCTCCGCTGAGCAAAGTCTCCACGTATGGTAAAATCACCCAAGCTTCAACCGACAAGGCTACCGTCGCATTTACTAGACCATCGGGCTCGTTCAGCGCTCGTCTTAAATCGGACACTCCCATGAGCGTCGATGGTGGGTTTCCCCTGTTCGCGCTTCTTAATTCCAACTTCGTGGCCACCGACGTGGAGAGATTTGACACAAAGTCGACGAGGTCCGTCGGAGAAACTATCAAGGTATACTTTGACCCCATATCGGGCAAGGCGGTCGAGGAACCTACTATATATTCGGTTCTTGGTAAGATAGTGAAGCCCGGTGTTGTAGAGGTTCCCAAGGTGGTAATTAAAACGGTTGTGGTGAAGGGAAACGTCCCTAAGGGAAAGCGCATCGAAGTATTTCTCGAAGACGGTAAGGTATCCTTGAGAAGGATGAGTGATAAATCTGTACGCGTGCCGGGGACTGTCATCGACTCAAAAGACGGTGTTTCGACGGTGTCCTACATGGAGCCTAGAAAGAACGACGGACAATATGTGAAAAGATATTCTCCTACGAATATTACTGGCCAATTCGTGTCGGACCCGAGATTTGTTCGGAGGTTGTCCCCCGACCAGCAAAGAGCTATTGCGATGTATAAGCCGCCGGTTCCTCCTGTGTGTGTTGGGGAGACTTTTAACCCTCGGTCTTCTGACAACTGCTTCGTAAAGGGAGTGGAGCAAAGATTGGCACCTATCATCGCCGAGAAACGCAAATTCAAAGGCACTGCCGGCGCCAACCCTCAGTGCGATTTCTCGATCCCCAAGATAGGGGCGCATCAAATGGCCGTCTACGAATTTGCCCGGATCCTTGCCAGTCGATCTCCTAAGGAAATCGGCGGGATCCGCGGAATGTTGTGCTTCCACAGCGTCGGATCAGGCAAAACCGCTACTTCTCTGGGAGTTGCCCTAGCGTTTTGGGGCACCAAGCGTAACATAGTCCTCGCGACGACTCCTGAGAACAATAGGGACAACAACGCGCATGTGTACACGGAAAACCTGTTCAAATTTTATCCGGACCACGTGAAACTCGTGTTCAAAGACACACCTCTTCCCGAGTTTACTCGCGCTCCCTTCGGCAGACAAGTGACGGCGTTTGGAACGACCATGTCGGCGGGAGATGCATTGAAACGCTGGTGCGCAGACAAGAAAAACGTCGCGCCTATGTCGAGAAGAATCAAGACGTTTAGTTTCACGGAGCTTGCGTCTAACTTGGGATTTCAAGGGACAGGTGGCGTCGGGCGCGCCAATCCCGAGGGCGAGGCGTTGCTCATGGGCAAATACGGAAAACAAACAAAGAAGGAACCGAGCAAGCTGATCGGAAGTGTGCTTATCATGGACGAAGTTCAATCCCTCTTCAAGCCGAGTGGAACCAGCGAGGATTACATCAAAGCCGCGAACTGGCTCAGAGCCGAATTGACCAATGCCAAGTATAAGAAGCATATGTACGTGTTCGCGCTTACTGGAACCCCCGGCGGAACCGTGAATGACATCTTGAGTGTGGTCAATTTCGTGCGGCCTCTGAACGTGCCGAGAATCCGTCCTGAGGATCTCAACAAACACCCGGAGTGGCTGAAGGGATTCGTGAGCTACGTAGAACTTCGCGGAGACACGAGCGTGTATGGAAACAAAAACGTTCAAAACATATTTTCAGAGATGGATCCTAAGTATTACGCCGGATTCCTGAAGACGATCAAATCGCTGAAAGATTCTGATCTCAAAGCAGAGAAACGTCCTGGGTATATGAAGAACGCTATCGGCGCCGGAGATGCACTCACGACAAAAACGGCGATAACCGGGTTGTACTCTGCGGACGAGATCGAGAGACTTGCGCGTCGTGACTTGACCGGAGGAATTCCCGCGGTCATCAGATTCGGACCTAAGATGAGCATCTTGTCGCCCAAGCTTCGCGAAGTCATAAAAAGAGTTCTGTCCACCCCCGGTAAACAATACATGTATGTTATCAATGCCTCTACGGCATTCACTATCATGGCGGTTCTCGACTCCATGGGATATTCTAATTACGTCCCAAGCTCATCTCCACTCGGTTCCGGGAAGAGATACGCGTTCTATAAGTCTGGTTCGTATTCGTATAAGGGCAAGACGGTGAAAATAGAAGCCAAGCAGCTCAACGCTATGAAAAAGGCACTCGCGGATAAATCTAACATCAACGGAGACAATATCAAGATCGTTCTGGCCACAGGCACGTACTATCAAGGGTTGGACACGCCTGGACTCACAGGGGTGCATATCGTGGACCCTCTTCACGACGTTGCTGCGGATATCCAAGCCGTGGGGCGTGCGTTAAGAATGTGTGGCCACTCGAAGTCGGCCGGAAAGCTCGCGTCTATCTACAGATATTTCTCGACCGTGCCGAGAACTTTTACTCACGACGGGATATCCAAAAAGGCATTGCCTGACCTAGAAAAAACGGCCAAGAAGATCATGACCTTGAATTTGAGCGCGGATCTGTCTACCGTGAACGGTCCTCCTCCTGGGAAATTACCCCCGGGAATCAACAGTTATGTCTTCGCCGACGCTGTCAGAAAGAACGCTCCTGTCGCACAAACCGAGAGATTGCTGAAGGCGATGGCGGCGGATTGCAAACTCTTCAAAGACTTGTTCCACTCGAAGGAGAATTTCCAATGTGGAAAACCCGTTTTCGTTGATGTC